TATCGGAAGGCGGAAGCAGCATCAGCTTCGGCGCAAGCCAGAGCTCGAACCTTACGCCTGATGCGGAGCTTGGAATGACTTCTTACGGCATGCAGTTCCTGAACATCAGGAGGATGGTCATTGTACCGATCCATGTAAGCGGGGAGGAACAAATGCAATGAACATTTTTGGGTTCGAAGACCTGACGCCGGAAGGCCAGCGGATCTTGGGTGAGCTTGAAAAACTGACAAAGCTGGAGGTAGCTGTCGGCTACACTGCCGATCAAACCTACAATGACGGCACAAGCCTCGCTGAGGTTGCTGCCTACAACGAACTCGGATCGTCAACCACGCCCCCGAGGCCTTTTATCAAGCAGACTCTTGAAGATAAAGAGGATGAGATTGACGCCATGAAAAAGGATGCCAGCCAAGCTGTCGAAAACGGCATGTCTGCTGAAAACGTCCTGAAGGAAATAGGCGTCAAGGTAAAAGGCATTATTCAGGAAGGGATCGTAGATGGGGACTGGGAACCAAACGCCCCGTCAACCATCAAACGTAAGGGTTCGAGCCAACCGCTGATAGATACAGGACACATGCGTCAGTCCGTAAACTATGTAGTCAGAAACAGGAGTTGAAATGAACATCACGCTTTTCAACAGGAAGTATTGGGCAAGGCGGTTCGGGCAGTCACATGATATCCGTGGATACACCTATACACCGCATGAGGACTTCGTTGTCAGCCTGAACGTCCACCCGGCCGGTAATGACACCATACAGGCGATGCCGGAAGGTGAACGGAAGATCAAACGCCTTGAAGCCCACGGTACTGACGTGCTGCATCCAGCAAGTCAGGATAGCGGAGAAAAGGGTGATTTGCTGTTCTATCACGGCACATGGTATGAATGTATTTCAGCCGTGGAATGGGATCATACGATACTGAACCATTACAACTACTCGTTCGTTGCCGTGCCGATGGATGCGGCAGGCACAGCAGACCTTATAGCCCCGGATGGGGATCCGTACTGACAGGAGGGAACAGCTTGAAGATATCAGAAGCGAAAGAGCTGTTCCGGCAATGGACGGCTCATTATTTTGAAGGGTATGAGGTAAAGATAGCGAACCAGAGCCGCACAGCAAAACCAACCGTACCGTTGGTAACAATAGCCTTTGGCAACGTAAAACGCCCACAAGCACCGAACTACGAACTGGAGGACGGGGAACTGAACGGGCATTATCTGTCACGGCTTAATATCGTGGTGGACCTGTTCACAAACGGAAAGCCCATCACGGATGAAGGCGGAAGCATGGTCGTTTATGAAAACACGGCAATGGATGAACTGTTATCCTTCTGCGATTTCCTGAACGGCCTTGTAACTGTCAACTGGTGCGAGAGCAACGATCTTGCAATCCTGATTGATACGGAAGCACAGGATCTGACGGATATTGTCAATGACAACAACTATCAGTACCGTGCGAGACAGGAGCTGTCCTTATACTACACTCAGGATACGGATACTCGCATCACAGATAACGTGGGGTATTTCACGGATGTGAGCATCACGGAAGAACCCTGAAACCAAGAACAAAGGAGGACTCATAAATGAGCAATGTTTTTGACCAGATTGCTACCGTGAGCGTTGGGATCCAGACAGCTGCGACAAGTAGTGCCAGTTTTGGTAAGCTCCTGATTGTCGGTGCGCTGCCCAAGGTTGCCCCGACAAAGGCTCCGGCTCCGGTAGGATACTACACAAGTTTCGAAGAGGTCACAGAAGCAGGCTGGGTTGGAATCGGTGAAGCAAACGCCATTGATCCTGTCGGCGCAGCTGCCCTTGCTGCCTTCAGTCAGGACCCGAAACCGGAAGGCATTTATATCGCCGCTATCCAGACCACTACCGTTGAGGAGACTACCACTCCCGAATATGCCGTAAAGACTGTTGAGAGAGCGCTTGATACTGACGGATGGTATGTTGTTTGCCCGGCGGGAGTGGCAAACTCCGAACTGGGTGCAATCGCAGAACTGATTGAGACTCAGGAAAAGATGATGGTCTACAACGAGACCGGATTCTTCGGTGCTGGAACCGGCGGCACGGATGCGCCGACCGTATCTTCCATTTACACCAGAACAGCCGGCGTATATGCAAAGGAAAACTCCGCACAGGCCGAAGCCTCCATCCCGGCGGTCAACCGTTACGGCATGAATGCAGCATTTACCGCCGCATGGCTCGTAAACGCATCGGGCAGTGAGACGGCAGCCTACAAGAGACTGTACGGCGTATACCCGTCCACGCTTACCGGTACGGAGCGTACCAGCCTTGAAACGAACTGCCTGAACTTCTTCCAGACGGTCGGAAACAAGAACGTCACCATGATCGGCAAGGTCCTTGCCAATGAGTGGATGGACATTATCCGCTTCCGTGACTGGCTGAAGAATGACATGCAGACAAGGCTTGTGAACCTGTTCCTGACGCTGCCGAAGGTTCCTTATACCGATGGCGGTATCGGACTGATTCACAATGCCATTGAGGCTTCGCTGAAGGCAGGACAGGATGCTGGCGGCATCAGCCCGACGGAATATGACGATGACGGATACGAGACCCTTGGCTATGAGGTCAAGGTGCCTCGCTCCGTGAACATCGCAGATTCCGACAAGGCCCTGCGTGTGCTGAACAACATCACATTCCGTGCAAGGCTTGCCGGTGCGATCCATGTGGCGCATATCACTGGAACGCTGGCTTATTCCCTGTAAGGAAGGAGGACAAGGTAAATGATTAAGACATATAACCCGAAGAAGGTCAATGTTTCCCTTGGCAGCCATATCGTCAAAGGCTATGCAGATGACAGCTTTATCTCCATTGACCCGAACGGTGACGGCATGACCAAAAAGGTCGGCTGCGATGGAGAAATCGTCAGAAGCACAAGCCCTGATGATACGTTTGTTGTGAAGCTGTCTGTCCTGCAGACCTCCGCAACGAATTCCTTCCTTGAGAAGAAAGCGGCGGCTGACCGTGAGAACGGCAGCGGTATGTTCCCGATTCTGATTAAAGACCTCACCGGCTCTATGATTTTCAAGGCTGCAGAGGCATGGGCTGTAAGGTCCGCCTCCAGAGCATACGGCAAAGAATCTTCGAACCGTGAGTGGGAGATCCATACCGGCTCCGGTGTGATCACCGAGTAAGAACCATATAACGGAGAGTGGAAGTATAGGGCTTCCGCTCTCCTGTTTTTTATGAGAGGGGTAAAAAGACATGAGTAAGCAGATGGAGGTAACAAAGAAGAAGATCGGGGACTACACGTTCTATATCAAACCGTTCCCGGCTTTTGTAGCTGCGAATATCAGCGGCGAACTGTCTCAGGTTATCGGACCTGTTATTGGAAGTGCGGCACCGCTGTTCACCAAAGTGGCTGATAACAGCGTTGACGACATCATGAACATGGAAATGGACGATGCGCTTCCTATCTTCACGAACGCACTCTCGACTTTATCCGGGGATAAGTTTGAAAGATTAATGCGCAGGCTCCTTGTCGAAAACAAGAACATCAGCGTAAGAGGAGAGCTTACGGAAGACGATACAGAACTGCTGGATATGGACCTCGCCAACGAGATTTTCTGCGGAGAACTTCAGGATATGTTCCTCCTGTGCTTTGAAGTGATCAAGATCAATTTCAGCGGTTTTTTCAGGAAAATAGCAGGCCAATTTGGAAACCTGCAAGGATTTACGGAGAAGATAATCGAACAGAAAAATACGGCAAGCTCGACCTGAGCTACTTCAATGAGCTCGAACTTAGGATGTACATCCTGATAAAGCAGAAGCTTGCCTCAAAATATGAACTCGAAACCTGCTATACGCTTGACGAAGCCCTGAAGCTTTTCGCCCTTATGCGCATGGATCAGGACATCGAGAGTGCCGAAGCGGCAGAAATGAAAGAACAGTCCAGACGAGGGAGGTGATGAACCTTGGCGAAGGTAATGGAATGGCTGTATGGCCTTGGCGTGGAAGTTGACAAACAGAAAATGAGCCAGGCCAAGTCCAGCATCACAGAACTGAAGAACTTCGCTAAAAGAGCCCTTGGCGTTATAGGATTAGGAATCTCCCTCTCACAGCTGAATGCCATCGCCGAAGAGTTTAATGGCATCAATGATAAGATCAACTATGCTGCTCAGGGCGCTGAAGACCTGAAAGCTGTCCAGAAGGACATACTCGAATCAGCCAACAGATGTAAGCAGAGTTACGGGTCAATGGCGGATTCCGTTGTTTCCCTGAAACAGGCAAACGGCGACCTGTTCCCGATAGATGAGGCAACAGAATTTGTTGAGTACGTCAACAAGCTCGGCCTTGCAGCAGGATATTCGTCCGGTGAGATTTCGTCCATGCAGAACACCATGCAGAGGGCGGTCGCATTCGGAAAGCTCAGCACCATGCAGATCAACAGGATGGCCATGACGACCCCTGCCCTGCTGGAACACCTGTGCAGTTCACTTGGCGTCACAAGGGATCAGCTGAATACCCTTGCAGATGAAGGAAAGATCACCGCTGAGGTTCTGAAAAAGTCCATCCTCAATTCGAAAGAGACCATTGACAGGCAGTTTGACGGCCTTGACTACAGTATCTCCGATGCGCTCCTGAACATCCGCAACCAGTGGGGATTCTTTGTTGATGATGTCAACAGCAGCCTGCACATCACGCAGACAATAGCCAAGACACTTGTAAGCGCTTTTTCAACCGTCATGGGCTGGCTGAACAAAGCCAAGGACGCCGTTATGAAATTTGCCGACAAACTGGGCGGTACGGAACGGCTCCTGAGGTTGGTCGCTATAGCAGCCGGGGCTGTGATGGTGGCCCTGAACTGGTCAAAGATCATTGGGGTACTGAAGACAGTCTTCGGCCTGATTAACATGGGCAATATCAAGATGCTTGCCGGAATGGCGGTCATCATACTGATTGCCCTGCTGATCGAAGATTTTATCAACTTCCTGCAAGGCAACAAATCTGTTATCGGGCTGTTCTTTGACAAGATCGGTGTTGGCTCTGAAACCGCAAGGCAGGCCGTACTTGATGCGTTCGGAAAGATAAAGGACTTCATCACCGAAACGTGGGCTGGAATCCAACGGGTATTCGCTGAACATATTGGCCCGATACTCGAAAAGCTGAACACGATTTGGGATAACATTTCTCAGATCGGTATGGTTATCCTGAATGATCTGGCCAAGTTGTTCAAAGCTGTATTTGGCGGCGGTGAGGAGGAATCGGAGGACAGCGGAAATGCCATCGTTGATGCGCTCGATCTTGTACTTGATGGCGTTGACGGACTTCTGAAAATTCTCGCTAACTTCACCACATGGCTGACCGAAAATCCCGAAAGGATTGAAACCGCTG